ACGGCCCGCGTTGCGGACGGCACGGGATCGAGCAACCAGCTCGCTGACGCCGACGTCGGCAAGTTCGTGAAGCTGGCAGGCGACAGCCAGTACGGCTTGTGCGCAGTCGGCAATGAGATCGAGGGCGTGCTGGATTCCATCAACGGCGGCCCGACCCAGGACGGCTACACGCTGGGTGGCGTTCGCAAGAACGGCCGCGTGAAGGTCACGCTGGACGGTCTGCAGGCCACTCCCGGCACGGGCACCATCGCCATCAACGACTACGTTGTGGCAGGCACCCCGGTTGCCCGCGGCACGGCGCTGTCTGGCGCCTACCCCAAGGTCTGCAAGGCCACGGCAGCTGCCACGGGCCTTGTCCAGTTGTGGCGCGTGGTTGCCCTGTACGGCACCGGCGCTGTCGGTCAGCTCGCTCTCATCGAGCGCGTGTAACCCCAACCCGCCAAGAGGAGAAAAGAAATGAGCGACCTGATTTACGTTGACGCCAAGGGCGACAAGAAGGCCATCGACCTGAACGTCGGCATGTATGCCGAGGCTGCGGAGAAGGGCCAATCCCTGCGCCAGCATATGGCCAACACCTACCCGACCAACTCCGAGAAGTACGGCTCTGCTTACGAGCAGGTGCTGGAGCAGATCGGTGTGTTCATCAAGGGTGACAAGGAGCACGGACTGCGTGCCTCCACCGTGGGCGATGTCCTGTCGCCGAAGAACGCTGCGGCAATCACCAAGGAAGGCGTGCCGGCCTCGCGTATCCTGTTCCCCGCCGTCATCATGGACGTGATCGAGGACAAGCTGACGCGCGACTACACGTCCAACCCGAATGCCTTGACGGCGCTGGTGGGTCTCGAGGACTCCATCCAGGGTGACCGCTGGGAGCGTCCGGTGCTGAACTTCTCGCGTCCGGAAGCTGCTCGCAGCGGCCCGGTGGCGCAGCTGGCCCTGCCGAACTCCATGCTGAGCATCACGGCGAGCGACCGCTCCATGCGGATCCCGACGTGGGGCATCGGCCTGGAAATCTCCGAGCAGGCCCAGAAGTCCACCACGCTTGACCTGGTTGGTCTGGCGGTGGCCCGTCAGGCTGCCGTGGAAGCCAATGAGCGCGCTCAGGGCTACATCCTGTCCCTGCTGAACGGCGATGCCGACTACAGCATGGCCGCCCTGTCGACGTTCTCGGGCAAGGTGCAGACGGCTGCCAGCTTCGACAGCTCGATCGTCGCCGCCGGCAACATCACCTTCAAGGCCTGGCTCAAGTGGCTGACCCAGCGGTCCAACTACCGCGTCATCACCCACGTCGTGTCCGATCTGACCACGCTGCTTGCCCTGCGCAACATGCTGGCGGCCGAGAAGACCACCCAGGGTCCGAAGGACAACCCCAGCATCGACATCGGTCTGTCCGTGGTCAACCCGAACTGGCCGGCGCAGATCAAGTTTGTGCTGACCGACGACCCGAACTGGCCGGCGAACACGATCATGGGTGTGGACGGCCGCTACGGCGTGCACCGGGTCAACAGCCTGACCGCTCAGTACAGCGCCATCGAAGCCTTCGCCATGAAGCGCTCCACGATGCTGCGCGTCGACAGCGGCGAGATCGTCTACCGCTTCATGGATGAAGCGTTCGAGGTTCTGACCCTGACCGTGTAAGCGGGTCCAACCAACCAAGGGGGCGAGCGCGCTGAGGCGGCCCGCCCCTTTTCTACAGGAGACTGGGATGACTCAGATTGAAAAAGGCAAGTCGCCGGCCAAAGCCCCAGAGGCCAAGGTGGCGGAGGCCAAGAAGGTTTTTGTCCGCACACCGGTCGGGCAAATGGTGCACCTGTTCACCAACACGGTGTTCACCACAGACCCCAAAAAGGTCGATCTCGACGGCTTCGTTCAAGCACAACTTGACGCCGGGAAACTCGTCATCGCTGAAGACTGATCGCAGGGGCCTTCCGCATGTCTTTGACCACCTACTGTGAGTTCGACGAGGTTCGCTCTGCCCTGGGCGTTAACGACCTCGAACTGAAGGACTCGGTGCTGACCTTGCCCGTTTACGAGATGGGCTTGGTTAGGGAACTCAACAAGATTTCCACGTCACTGACTGCGGCTTTTTCCTCGATCGTCGCCAAGAGCCTGACCTCGCGAACAGAGAACGAGTCGGCGCTGTACGACTCCGTGCACCTGTTCGCTGTGTACGCCGTGGCCCGGCAGGTGGGGGTTTCTCTTCCCGTATTCGCTCCGAAGGATGTAGGCGACGGAAAAGCCACCGTGTCCCGCTTCGCGGGGGAACCGTTCAAAGCCACCCTTGACGGGGTGGACTCGTATTACCAGGTTGCTCGAGAAGGATTGCGTCAGGCGTTGGAGGTTTACGAGGGAAGCACAGCGACAGCCGCGGCAAGCCTCACCCCTGCCACTCTCTTCAAGGCGTCAACGAGGACGTACGATCCAATAACGGGGGCCTGATGCTGAGCCTGGCTGACGCTTCCTCGTACTTTGACCGCACCGAAGTACGGGACCCCGACACGAATGCGGTGCTGTTCAAGGGGCAGACCGACCTGTACGACGACTCCCGGCGCGATGCCGGGGGCGCGTACAGGCGCATCTTGTCTGTGGCGCCTGGTACCAGCATGCCGGCCGGGGGCGCGGTGCGTATTCGCGGGCAGGTCTGGCTGCTCGGCAACATCGAGAAGGATGGGCTCGAGGAGGAGCACCGCGACAAGTACGTGCTGCAGACGGCCCCCGTTAAGTACGCGGTGAGCCGTTTGCCCGGGTTCCTAACCGCTGCGGTGGCCTCCAGCCAATGGGGGTCGGCCGAGTGGGTGAAGGACGGAAAGGAGATCGAGGTCTCCTCCCGGTACGTGCAGCAGTACTACGTGTACTTCCCCAGCGTGGCCGACGTTCGGGAGTACGACGTGATCTGGTGGGGGCTCAGCGCTTACCTGGCGTTGTCCGTGCACCTGCAGGCCTCCGGTTACCTTGTGGCCACTTGCGTGAAGCTGGAGTTCCCTGTGGTGGACGCTACCCTCAACACGCGGGTCTACGACCCGGTGCTGGGGGAGTTCGCTTCGTCGGTGCCGACCACGGTGCGCGCGCTACGCGTTCGGTGGCAAAGCCTGTTCCTGTACGCCAGCGAGGCGGACGCCCGGTACGTGGAAGGAGACTGCTCGATCGTGCTTCCGGCGGGCACTCCGGTAGCAACAAAGGACACGATCACGCTGGCCGGCGCGACGTGGCACGTGGTCTCCGTCGAGACACTAGGCGGAGCGAAGGTGATTCACGGGAGGCCTTGATGGGCCGCAAGACGCGCCGCATTGAAAGCACCCTTGACGCTTGGGTGGACAAGGCGCAAGAGCGCTCTCTGAGCCAGTTCCGCGCAGGGGTGTGGGCCCTGTTCAACGAGCTGCTGATGCAGACGCCGCAGGGCTCCGGCCGGGCGGTGGCCAACTGGAAGATCGGACTTGACGCGCCTGACACCTCCGTGGAGATGGACGTTGGGGATGATCACGAGGTAGTAGGCACCAAAAGCGGGGGCTCGTACGTGCGGTGGGGTCACCGGAAGAAGGGGGACCCCTACTGGATCGACTACGCGCAGAGGAAGAACAAGTACCTCGTGCAGCCCGGCTCAAAGGGGGGCACGTCCCGCATTCAGTCACACACCCGGGTGTTCTTCTCCAACAACGTGGAGGGAGACAGTGATGACGGGGAGGATGAGCACTACCTAGCGTCGCTGCAGGACCCCGGGTACTGGGCGCAGAAGCTGCGGGACGTCAACAAGCCCTACGAGACCGTTGCCGAGACCCTGATCAAGTTCAAGTGGACGGACTTCAAGATGGGCGGCTCCACCAACCTGGACAAATTCATATGACCTCAGAAGAATTCCGCGCCGCTGTATTCGCCGAAATCCGCGACTGGGCCGCCGCCAATTTTCCTACGGTGCCTGTGGTCTACGAGAACGGGCCTGTGCCCGACGAGGACAAGATCGGCCCGATCTGGCTTGACGTGGAAATTCGCTGGTACGACGGGTCCGTGGCAGCCCTAGGAAGCAGCCCTCGCACCCGGGACTTCGGGGCGGTCTCGCTTGCCTGCTTCTACAAGACAGGGGAGGGGACGAAGGCGCCTGGGCAGCTGATCGACTCCGTGTCCTCTCTCCTGCAGGCCCGACGATTTGGGTCGGCGGTGACGGGAGCTCGCAAGCGTACGGTGCCCACCAACCTGAGGGGTTGGCACAAGACCGGGGTGCTCATCCCCTTCACCTTAGGGTAGGGGGATTTACTTCTTGAAATTTCCTCTCCAGTATGGCTCGCATCGTTGACCCTTACGACTACTTTTCTCGGGGAACCCCATGACATTTGCAAGCAACGCCTTCGGACAGCTCCGCTACATCGCTGAAGCAACGCGGGGTGTCACCCCGGGTACCGGCAACGGCGTCAACCTTCGCCAGACCGGCCCTACCATGAAGGCCAAGGTCAAGACCCTGAAGTCTGAGGAGATCCGTCAGGACCGCCTGTCTTCCGGAGCTTCTCTGGTCGATATGGACATTGACGGCGGCTTCAACTTCGAGCTGTCTGGCAAGGAGTACGACCCCTTCCTGTGCAACCTGTTGGGTCAATCGGCCTTCACGCACTATGGTACGGCGGGCCTTGGCTCCAGCTTCTCGATGACCACGGCAGCGCTGTCCCTGACGGCCGCCGTGGCTCCCACGACCACCTCGGCCTTCACCAACTTGGCTGCAGGTTCGTGGATCAAGGTCGTTCCGCCTGTCGGTGCCACCTCGGCGCAGAAGGCCTACTTCGCGGACGCGTGGTTCAAGGTGGCGTCCACGACCAGCACGGTGATCACCCTTGATGCCAGCACCCCTGTCACTGGTGCCGGCCTCGGTATCACCACGACCGCGGGCTACGCGATTTCGCAATCGTCCATCGTGAACGGGGCCACCTTCGGTTCGTTCACCCTCGAGTACGCCCTGACGGACATTTCCCAGTTCCTGCCTTTCACCGGCATGCAGGTGGGCAACATGGACCTGAACCTCGATGTGGGTTCGATGGTGAAGGGGTCCTTCGGCTTCATCGGACAGGGTCACAACGGTATGACGGGTAGCACCACGCTGCCTGGCTCTCCTGTGGC